AACATGTCTAAAGATTTTGAAAAAATTTCTGCATTTGAAATTGTTCCTGAAATTAATCACTGCTTAAAAGAAAATGTAAAAAACTTCAATTTACATAATGTAGAAATATATGATTGCGGATTAGGTGAAAAAGAAGAAAAAGTTTTTATAAATTTTAATCCTAAAAGTACATTTTCAACACATGTCAGTACAAGTCAAGAAAGCACTAACAAAGTAAATATTTCTACATTAGATTCATATAATTTTGTAGATGTTGATTTTATAAAAATTGACGCAGAGGGATTTGAAAACTTTATAATTAAAGGCGGAATGAAAACAATTATAAAATATAATCCTATAATTCTTTATGAAAGAAAAACCAATTCAAAAAGATACGGCCTTGAAAAGAACTCAGTGCTTGATATGTTAGCTTCTTATGGTTACATAGAATTAGAAAATATAGGAAGCAAAAATGCTTTAATAGGTGTAAAATGAAACAAGTATATAATTATTTTTTACCCGATAGTGACAATCATTTTGAAAGGTTAATCACAAAACGTATACGGAATGGCGGCCCTCCAGAATACCAAGACGATGTTAGAGACGAAGCATACAAGTATATTACAGATTTTGATATTGCTATTGATGTTGGTGCTAATGTTGGATTATGGGCAAAACCACTTACTGAAAAGTTTAAACGTGTAATAGCATTTGAACCTCTTAAACAAGTGTATAGTTGTTTAGAGCGCAATGTATATGGATTACCTGTTGACGTACACCGATATGCGCTAGGTAATATTGATAGCAAAGTACAAATGATTTTTGATAGTGTTAATACTGGAAATAGCTTTGTAAGCGAAGTTGGTACAGGTTCAATTGATATTAAACGCATGGATAACTTAGATTTGCCTAAATTTGGATTACTAAAAATTGATTGTGAAAGACACGAACTGCAAGTTATTCAGGGTGCTGTAGAAACTATTACCAAATATAAACCTATTATTGTGTGTGAACAACACAAGGACACTGAATACTGTGCAGGTAATTTTTTAAAAGAATTAGGCGCTAAAGAAATAACAAATGTAAGAAAAGATTACATTTTTGGCTGGTAGTGATTAACTACATACATAAATACCAGTATGCAAAAAGTAGTATTAGTAACAGGCGGCTTTGATCCTATACACTCAGGACACATAGAATATTTTAAAGCAGCAAAAAAATTAGGTGATTACCTTATAGTAGGTATTAATAGTGACGAATGGCTTACTCGTAAAAAGGGTAGGCCTTTTATGACATTTAAAGAACGTTTCTCAATTATTAAAGAACTTAGTGTTGTAGATAAAGTTATTGGATTTGATGATAGTGACAACAGTGCGTGTCAAGCAATATTCCACACCATGTCAACTAACACAGGCAAAATTATTTTTGCAAACGGTGGCGATAGAACAAATACTACAACACCTGAATATACTACGTATGGCGATCATCCTCAAGTTGAATTTGCATTTGGTATAGGCGGTGAGAACAAAGCCAACAGTAGTAGTTGGATACTAGACGAATGGAAAACACAAAAGACAGAACGTGACTGGGGGTACTGGCGTGTGTTAGATCATAAACCTGCACAAGGCTATAAAGTTAAAGAACTTGTAATTTACCCAGGCAAGTCATTAAGTGATCAAAAACATTTTAAACGATCTGAACAATGGATTGTACTAGAAGGAATTGTAGACATGACAACCGAATGGAATGGCATTCTTTCTTCGGTGCAGTTAGAGCCTCACCGGCTGCCGTATGAAATAGAAAAAGAAGTTTGGCATAAAGCATCAAATTCTAAAAAAGAAAACGCCCACATTTTAGAAATACAATGGGGTCAAGAATGTGTGGAGGAAGATATTGAAAGACGAGACTGAACAGTTAAGAGTATATGTAGGTTGGGACAGTAGAGAAGATATTGCCTATCAAGTGTGCAAAAAAAGCATAGAAGCATTGTCAACTATACCTGTTAAAGTTATACCGTTAAAACAGAAACAGTTACGTGCAAATGGTGATTATTGGAGAGAAGAAGATAAATTAGCTTCTACTGAATTTACATTTACAAGATTCCTTATTCCGCATTTAAATGGATATAAAGGATGGGCATTATTTGTTGACTGTGACTTTGTATTTTTAAAAGATATAAAACGATTGTTTAACCAGCGTAATAACAAATATGCAGTAATGTGTGCGCAACACGACTACACTCCTAAAGAAGGAACAAAAATGGATGGTAAGCAACAGACTAACTATCCACGTAAAAATTGGTCAAGTATGATGCTCATAAACTGTGGACACCCTAGTAACAAAAAACTTACCATTGGTGTTGTTAACGATAAAGATACTACAGGTGCATACCTACACAGATTTAGTTGGTTAGATGATAGTGAGATTGGAAAAATTAGCCATTCGTGGAATTGGCTAGTAGGTTGGTACAAAGAGCCCGATAATGGACATCCTACAGCGTTGCATTATACAGAAGGCGGTCCTTGGTTTCCAGCATACAGAGATTGTGAGTATGCTAACGAATATTACAAGGTTGAAAGAATTGTATTACAGGATAAAATTAATATTGAAAAAAATAGATATATTAAAGAAATAGAAAGAATAAAAACTATAGATGATTTATCTATTGCAGACGGAACAAAAGATCATCTAAAAAAAAGTCTTAAAAAGTTAGTAGACCCAGACGAACAGTTTTATAAAGGAATAGATATGAAACCTATTAGAGTTGTATCAATAGAAAGCGATGCTCCTTACGAGTCAAAAGGAATGAAATATGATCCGTTGCTTGAAAATTTTGTTCAAGGCTCTGGTGGCAAAATTTCAACATGGGATAGAGAAAAAGAATCTACAACTCCTTTATTAATAAGAGGATTATCTACTAATTGTCAGCAAGCAATACAGCATTGCTTAGATACTGGACGTAAATTTATCTATATGGATACAGGGTATTTAGGTAATTATAAACACAAAACCTATCATAGACTTACTGTAAATAATGTACAACACTTAGGTCCTTTAATCGAAAGGCCCTATGACAGAATTAAAAAAATTAATTATAAATTTAAAAAGCGTAAAGGCGGCGACGAAATATTAATTTGTCCTCCTAGTAAAAAAGTTATGAAGTTTTATGGATTAGAGTTAGACCAGTGGCTAAATGAAACTGTACAACAAATTAAACATTTTACTGATCGTAAAATTGTTATTCGTAGTAAGCCCTCTAGAAGTGACCGCATTACTACTAATACAATTTACAGTGCATTAGATAAAGCACATTGTCTAATTACTTTTAATAGTATTGCAGCTACAGAAGCATTACTATACGGAATACCTGCTATCGCACTTGCGCCAAATGCAGCAACTATATTTTGTAATACATCAATAGAGGAAATAGATAGCCTATATAAACCTGTACGAGATGATATGGAAGCATTTGCTGCACATCTAAGTTATGCTCAATTTACCCCGCAAGAAATGATAAGTGGATATGCATGGGATATCTTAAATGAAAGTAATTAGTTATTTACAGACAGTACCTGCAAAAAATACAAAACCACAGAAGGAACAATTATTACGTGACTTTGTAACTGGAGTTTGTGCAGCAGGTGATCAAGGCGAAGTATATAGTGGGCGCACAATAGTACCTAGCGATGTAAATGTTATTCAGGGATGGGTATATGATAAGACACATTCTCCTCATTTAGCGTTAAGAAAACAACTTATAGATAGTCATATTCCTACAGTGTGTGCAGATGCAAATTTATTTTTATATCATAATACAGTTAACCCTTGGGGATATTTAAGATATAGTTTTAACGGCATATTTCCTACCACAGGCAATTATTGTGATAGTATTATTGATCCTAATAGATGGATATCAATACAAAAAAATACAGGTATAAAATTAGAACCTTATAAAAATACAGGCAATCATATACTCATAATGGCTCAAAGGAACGGAGGCTGGAGTATGAAAGGTACAAATATATTAGACTGGTTAGAACAAACTATATTTGCACTACAGCAATATACTGATAGGCCGATTATAATCAGAGGACATCCCGGAGATAAAAGGGCAAAAGAATATTTAGATAAAAATTGCAGATTATACACGTATAAAAATGTTTCAATAAGTCCTTCTAATAAACCGCTTGAAAGAGACTTACTGGGGGCATGGGCAGTAATTAACCATAATAGCAGTGCAGCAGTTGGGCCTGCAATTAAAGGTTATAACATATTTTTGACTGATGCTAATGATAGCCAATGTAAAGAAGTTGCTAATACTAATTTAAATCAAATCGAGACTCCTAATCAATTTGACAGACATAGATGGTGTCAACGTATTAGTATGAGCCATTGGAACTTTGAAGAACTGCGCTCAGGCCAGTGCTGGAAACACATGCGAGAATTTATATGAAAAATATTACTGTAGTTACAACATTTCACCAACCCGGTTTAGAAAAATACGGACAACGATTTTTAGATAGTTTTGCAGAAAGAGTTGATCCTGCAATAAAACTTTTAGTCTATGCAGAAGACTGTACACCTCAAGTACAAAGTAGCAATATAACAGTATTTGATGCATTTAAGGTATTACCTAAATTAAATGATTTTAAATCAAAATGGGCTAATGTACCATATGCAAACGGTAATATAGAAAACCATCCAGCTCGTAAAGGACGCAAAGATTGGCAAAAAGAATTTAAATGGGACGCAGTACGTTTTGCCAACAAAGTGTATGCAGTATTTGATGCATGTGAGCGCAGTACAGATTGGGTAGTATGGATGGATGCAGATACTGTTGTACACAACGATTGGACATATGAACAGTTTAGTGACCTATTACCAGATGACAAATGGATAACATATGTTGGCAGAGGTAAAGGTTCACAAACATGGCCAGAGTGTGGATTTTACGGTTTAAATTTAAATCATCCTGTATGCAAAGAGTTCTTAAAAGAATTTGAAAGATTTTATGAAGATGCAGAAAATGGCATGTTTAAATTAGTCGAATGGCATGACAGTTTTATATTTGGACATATACTAAACCTATTAAAAACATATAATCCAGATGTTTTAGATTATAGTGCAGAGATGTATTTGAGAGAAGCAAAGAGCGGCGGAGGCGGACATCCTCTAATAAATACTAAACTTGGTCAATGGATCGACCATTTGAAGGGCGCTAGAAAAGATACTGGAAAAAGTTTAACCAAAGATATAATGGTTAAACGCAAGGAAACTTACTGGACGTCATAATGAAGTTTAGATTATGGAAAGAATACGGTGCCCTTAATTCCAAAGATGTTTTTTCTGCTTTTGAGCGGAGTTGTATTGCTAATGGGCATAACATTAGTAATAGTGATAATATTGATGATGCCGATTGCCATGTTATTTGGAGTGTGCTTTTTCACGGTAGAATGGCTCGTAACAAAGATATTTGGACCCGTTGTATGCAGGATAATAGACCAGTTATTGTACTTGAAGTCGGAGGAATCAAAAGAGGAACGACGTGGAAGGTGGGATTAAATGGAATTAATAGAGATGCTTATTTTGGGGATAGTAATAACGATGATAGGCGTAAGCGTTTACTTGGACTTGAAGTAAAGCCATGGAGACCAAGCGGCAAATACATTCTCATATGCGGACAGCACGACAAAAGTCTACAGTGGCAAGGTATGCCACGTATGAGCAATTGGTTCTTAGATACATATGACGAAATACGTAAACACACAGACCGTCCTATAATATTTAGACCGCATCCACGTTGTAGATTAGAACATATAGAACGTGGAC